ATATCGTGTGGCTCTACTAAAGATACCTCCCAAATGGATGCAGGTCATTATGTGCCTGTCAAGAATAGTTCAGCTTTAAGATTTGATGAGTATAATGTAAACGGAGAATGCAAGGCTTGTAATGGGTTCGACCAATTCCACCTAATAGGTTATCGAAAAAACCTAATAGATAAGATAGGCGAAAGAATGGTAATGCAATTAGAAAGTCAATCAAGACTAATAAAGAAATGGACTAGAACAGAATTAAACGAAATAATCGAAACTTATGGCGAAACTAAATCCTAATGGCAAGGTCTCCTTTGGAGCAAGAAAAAAAGGAAAGGCTAAAAAGAACTCTGGTCCTAAAGACAAACCTACTAAACCTTATAACCGACAAGGCAGATGCTAATACAAGAAATCAAATCTAATCCTAATAATCCTAGATTAATTAAGGACCATAAGTTTAAGCAACTTGTAAAGTCTATTCAGGACTTTCCTCAAATGTTAGAGCTTAGACCTATTGTCATTGATGAACATAACATGGTTTTAGGTGGCAATATGAGACTTAAGGCTTGTCTTGAAGCTGGGTTAACAGATGTTCCAGTAATACACGCTAATAATCTAACCGAAGCACAAAAGAAAGAGTTTATTATCAAGGATAACATCTCATTTGGTGAACACGATTGGGATGCTTTAGCTAATGAATGGAACATTATAGAACTAGATGAATGGGGTTTAGATATACCAGCTTTTGCTAACAATGACATAGAGGAAACAAAGGATAATGCTAAAGGTGGCAAGACTTGTCCTAATTGTGGAGTAACTTTGTAAGAATTAAGAAAGAGATTAGAGAATATGGCAAACGAACAAAATTTAATACCTGCTCAAAAAGGGGAAATTAGAAACCCTAATGGCAGACCTAAAGGAATACCTAATAGCAAGACTAGATTACTAAGATTATTAGAATTAGTCCAAGTAAAGACTAATCCCATTACTGGTGAGAAAGAGGAGTTTACTGTGGCAGAGCAATTAGATATGATGGTACTACAAAAGGCATTTAAAGGGGATTTAAAGGCTTATCAAGAGATACTTGATAGACTAGAAGGCAGAGCAAAACAAACCAACGAGATAGAACTATCTGGAGGACTGCAAGTAAATTGGGAGGAGAAGAAAACTTACGTTGAAAAAACAGGAAGCCTATAATGGAATTATCCATAAAACAAACAACTGCCTTAGACCTATTAGAAGATAAAACAACAAATGAGATTCTATTTGGAGGAGGAGCAGGAGGTGGTAAGACTGCTTTAGGTTGCTACTGGCAACTTAAACAAAGATTAAAATATCCCAATACAAGAGGACTAATTGGGAGAGCCGTGTTAAAAACCCTAAAAGAAACTACCTTAGTCTCCTTCTTTCAAATAGCTAAGATGCAAGGGCTAGAAGCCAATAAGCATTTTAAATTCAATGCTCAATCTTCTACCATAGAATTTCCTAATGGTTCTACTATCCTACTAAAAGACCTTTACTCCTACCCTTCCGACCCTAACTTTGATGAATTAGGTTCACTAGAGATTACCGATGCTTTTATTGATGAGGCTAATCAAGTAGATGACAAGGCTAGAAACATTATTAAATCAAGGATAAGATTCCAACTAGACCAAAACGATTTAGTGCCTAAGATTCTTTACACTTGCAACCCAGCAAAGAACTGGACCTACTCGGAGTTCTACAAGCCAGAGCAAGAAGGCACAATATCTAAGAATAAAAAGTTTATTACTTCACTAATAGATGATAATCCTTTTATATCTAAGCATTACAAAGAGAACTTACTAACTTTGGATAGTGTTTCAAAGGAGAGGCTTTTATTTGGTAACTGGGAATACTTAGATGACCCTGCACAACTTATAGACTATGATAAAATACTTGATTCTTTTAGTAACTCTTTTGTTCCTGTTGGGGATTCTTACATTACTTGCGATGTGGCACGCTTTGGTAATGACAGTACTGTTATTGGTATATGGAGTGGCTTTCGTGTTAGGCTTTATCAATTCAATGGTAAATCAGTTGTTGAGGTCGCTGAACTTATAAAGAACTTTGCATTAGAGCATAAAGTACCTGTATCAAATATTTGCATAGATGAAGATGGTGTCGGAGGGGGTTGTGTTGACCTGATAAGGGGTTGCAAAGGATTTGTCAATAATAGTTCTCCATTAGTAAACCCTGTAACAAGGCAAAAGGAAAACTTTGATAACCTAAAGTCTCAATGCTATTTTAAATTAGCAGATATGGTTAACAAAGCAGAACTTTACATTCAGGCAGATGGGAAACAAAAACAAACTATTATTCAGGAACTAGAACAAGTCAAACAAAAGTCGGTAGATAACGATATGAAAAAAGGAGTAATTCCTAAAGATAAAGTGAAAGCAGCAATAGGTCGTTCTCCTGATTTTAGTGATTGTTTAGCTATGAGAATGTTCTTTGAATATTCGCCAAGATTTCAAGTAAGTGTATTTTGATGTAAAAATCATAACTTTGTTTAAATTCTAATAATATGGCATTTTTCGACTTCTTAACTAAAAAGAAGATAAACACTCTATTACCTAATATTCCTTTTGATACAAGTGTCGCTATTCAACGAGGTATTGTTACTTGGCAAGGTGGAGATTCAAGAGCATTCGTAAGAGATGGATATATAGCTAATGATATTGTTTACTCAATTGTAAAATTAATTACTGATAAAGCAAAACTTGCTCCATTCCACGTTTATAAAGTTAAAGATGAAGTATCTGCAAAAAGATATAAGTCATTGATGAAACAACCAGATAAGATTACTAATTGGCAAGAGGTAAACGATTTACATAAGAAAGCATTTGAGATATATACAGGAGACCAAAGATTAAACGACCTATTAAGATATCCTAACGGAGAAGATACTTGGGCGGATTTAGTTGAGCAATGGTGTGGTTTTAAGTTAATAACTGGTAATTCATTTATATATGGAAAACTTATTGAAACAGGAAACAATCAAGGTAAGCCGTTTGAACTATTTGCATTACCTGCTCAGTATATGGCTATTATTGCAAATATCGAAATGTTCCCACCAACCAGAGTTGGATATCAATTATACTATGGAGCAATGTGGTCCTTTGACCCAAAAGAAATCTTACACGACAAATACTTTAATCCTGAGTGGACAGTTACAGGTGGACAATTATACGGACAAAGTCCTTTACTTGCAGCAGCAAGAACTTTAACTAGAAGTAATGAAGCTAAGACTGCTGCCGTTGCATCATTCCAAAATGGTGGACCAGCAGGTGTTCTATTTATGAACGATGAAAGATTCGACCCTACAAGTGGTCAAGCACAAGCACAAGCATTAAAAAGAGCAGTAAGCGAGAAAGGTGGAGCAGCTAACTTTAACTCTATTGCCGTAAGTGGTTATAAAGTAGATTGGAAACAAATCGGTTTAAGTCCAGTAGAACTTAATATTATTGAATCAGAGAAATGGGATATGAAGGCACTTTGTAATATTTACGGAGTACCATCACAACTATTAAACGATGCAGATAATAAGACTTACAATAATCAATTAGAAGGAGAGAAGGCTTTAACTTTAAGATGTGCTATTCCTTTGTTGGATGCTTTGACTGAGAACTTAAATAGAAAATTGCATACTGACTGGGGATATAGAAATAGTGGATTGTATGTAGGATATGATATGAAAGTCTATCAAGAATTAGAGGCTAATAAAACAGAGCAAGTTGCTTGGTTAAATACGGCTTGGTGGATTGCACCAGCACAAAAGAATGAGATAATGGGCATTAGAACTCCAGACTATATTCCACAAGAGGAAATGGAGAAACTTTATATTCCTTCATCTTTGCAACCTACGGACCAATTTCAACCTTTGAATATTCCTGACAACCTAAACCCATAAAATGATTTGGCAAGATTATAGAAAACTATATGCCAACGCATTAAAACAATATTCGCCTAAGTTCAAGAAAGAACTACAAAATCAGGTGAATACCTATTGCCGTACGCTAGACTATAATAAAATTAGCGACAAAGCCCTAAAAAAGACCATTTACAAGCTCCATTTAGCAATGGGTACTAAGATGGCTCTAATAAGCGAAAGTGCCGT